AGCGCGAGGGTCACGAGACCCTTTGCTGGGGCGACGGCGCGCTGTCGAACATCGGGCACGAAGCTGGGATCAAGCTCAAGAACCCGCATCCCATGAACATGATCCAGCGCGTCGCCGATGCGCTGGCCCGGCAGCCGGACCTCTTCGAGACCTTCCGCATCCACGGCTGCGATACCCGTGGGCGGTCCCGGACCGTGCGTGCCTTCCGGCCGGTGAAGCCGACCGGCGGCGCATAAATACGCCCATGGATATCCGAGCATCGATCGCCCTCGTCGAAGGGCTACAGTTCGTCGAGACGGCGGCGGCGCCGACTCCTCCGCCCGGCTACGCGCCGATCCTGAAGGATCGATACGAGATCGCGGCCTACATCGAGCGCTGCTCGGTCTCCTACGTCGATGTCGAATTCATTGAAGAGCACTACCGTGGTGCCAAGGCGGTGCTACGGCTCGTGCCCGTCGCGGAGGTCGAGCAGGGCAGTGCCGAAGGCAACGTCCGCGTGAAGGCCCGCGAGAAGCGCTATGCCAAGATGGACCCTGCTACAGTCCCGCCCCTGGTGATCGAGGGCGGCAAAATCGCTGACGGCAATCACCGCTTCCGGGTCGAGGTTGCTCGTGGCGCAACGCATTTGTGGTGCTACGACGTGGTGGACGCGTGATGGATATCCGCGCCGCGATCACCCTCATCGAGAGCGCCCAGGTAGGCGGCCTCGCGCTTGCCGAGGCCCAGGAGCCCCTGGTCATCCATTCCGCTCAAGAGGCCGCCGCCCTCATCGAGCGGGAATACGACACCAGCTTCAAGCTCCAAGAGGATGCAACCACGATCCACATGCTCAACGGCGCAGGCCAGGGCGGCGGGGAATGGCACTTCATCAAGGGCATGATGGTCCTGGCCTACTACGCTGATGGCGTTGGGAAATCGATCTCGGCCACCTTGCCGAAGGGTGGCAGCGGCGTGACCTATCTGTTCGAGCGCCTGCGCTTCGAGAAGGTCGCGAGCCAGCAAGGCGGTCTTACCCTCGTGCGTCAGCCGGGCACGCAGGGGCGTTCGCCGGTCTTCACCACACACGAAGACTACCACCAGGGCATCTTCTATCTTCCGGCCGCCAAGGTCAGTTTCTACGACGATCCCTACGAGGGTGTCGGCGATGACGGCTACACCGTCGAGGAACTGAAGGCCGAGATCGCCAAGGACGGCCAGGAGCAGCCGATCGAGGTCGGCTACAGCCTCCACGACATGGCGCACCGGAACGACCACGGGATCAACGCCTTCAACGGCAACCACCGCCTCGCGGCGATCAAGGAACTCGGCATCCCGATGGTGATGTGCGAGAACTCCGAGGCCGACGATGCAGACCCTCTGACCCGCGCCGACATCCTGGCGCTCGGCGGGAAGCTCGGCTGAGATTTTCTAAATACTGGCATGGATATCCGTGCCGCTATTTCCCTCGTCGAGGACGCCTCCACAGCCATCTCCGCCTTCGATCGCTGGTTTGCTGGCTCGAAGATCGTGACGCCCGATGGCAAGCCCCTGAAGCTGTTCCACGGCACGTCGAAGGACGGCGACTTCAAGAGCTTCCGGCTCAACAAGAACGGCATCTGGTTCACGACCGACCCGGCACTCGCGTCCGACTATGCGAGGGAGAACGAGAGCCAGGGATCGACCTACGATCACCACACCCGGACCTACACGCCCAAGAACACCGCCTCGCGCGTGATCCCCGTCTACGTCCGGGCCACCAAGGTCGTCCACTGGAACGATCTGCCCGACGAGATGCGCTACGCGGAGAACTACAAGCGCGTCCAGGGCCAGATGTTCGACAAGCTGCGCTGGGACGGCGTCGAGGCTGTCACCATCGGCGATGGGCTCGTCGTGGTCATCGGCCATACTGCCCAGATCAAGAGCGCGATCGGCAATCGCACCTGGAACCCCGACAAGAAGAACCTCCACGAGGACGGGGCCTTCGATCGCGACCAGGACGTCGTGCGCCTCTACCACGGCACCAACGATATCCTGGCGGCCGAGATCGAGCGCTTCGGCTTCCAGGCCACGGGCGGGGAGGGAACCTACGAGTTCCTGAAGGACCTCGCGGGACGTGCCGTTCCGGGCACCCTGCCCTACGATGCCGCCCTAGCTCTGAAGCAACATGCCCAGGGCTACCGCACCCCGCACATCTTCTTCACGCCCGATCTGGCCACGGCCACGAAGCACGCGCGCGATAACGCCCGGACAGGCGGCGAGATCGGCGAAGAGGTCAGCATGATCCTGCGCGACACGCTCGGCATCGAGAAGCCGCTGTTCGCCGAGGCGAAGCCCGTCGTCATCGCGGTGGACCTCCCGCGATCCTGGTTCAAGGACGAGATCAAGCCGAACCAGTACGAGGTCTCGGTGCAGCGCCCCCAGGTGGACGCGGACTACATCGTGGGCATCCGTCACGTTTGAGCCCAGGACAGCAACCGCGCCTTGAAAAATGCGCCCCCTTCGCATATGCTACCGGCCTATGCTGGAGGGGTGACATGACGGAACGCGTTGCGAGCATCTTCCAGAACGGCGGCAACCAAGCCGTCCGCATCCCACAGGATATGAAGCTGCCCGGAACGCAGGTTCGTCTCGTGCAGAACCAGGACGGCAGCATCCTGATCGTGCCCCAGGACAACCTCCTGAGCTACCTGCGCGGGCAGCCGCCATTGGCCAGAGAGGATTGGCCGGACGAGGTCGAGAACCTCGCCACCGACGAGGTGGACCTGTGAGCCTCTATCTGTTGGATACGAACATCGTCTCCGACATGATCAAGCACGGCGAGCACAGCAGCGTCCTCGATCACATCGCGCGTGTCGGTACGGCCCGCGTGATCACCAGCGTCATCGTCTCGGGTGAGATCATCTACGGCGTCCAGAAGAAGGGCTCGATCGCCCTGGAGAAGCGAGCGAAGGACGTCCTGGCGCGCCTCCCGATCTACGGCTTCGAGACGCCGATGGACCAGGACTACGGCCGCATACGGCATGCCCTGTCTCGTGCCGGAACGCCAATCGGCGCCAACGACCTCCTGATCGCGGCGCAGAGCGTTTCGTTGGGGGCGACCTTGGTCACGGACAACGAACGCGAGTTCTCACGCGTGCCCGGCCTTGTCGTAGAGAACTGGCTTCGCGTCTGACCCTCAGCGGTAGCAGCCGGAGGCGATCTGCTGTTCGAGGTCGGCGATGGCTTCGTCGAGCTTCATGCCCTTCGGCGGCTCTACAAGGCCACGGTTCAGCAGGTTGATGAGGCCACGGGCCACCACCGAGCAGTGCAGGTCGTTGTGCTGGGCAAGTTCGCGAACGGTCATATCGATCCTTATGCACTTGCGTATAAATTTGCCTCGGATATAGCTATGAGCATAACACGAGGCGCGATAGATGCAATTGACGGCGGCCGACCTGATCCGGGCGTATCAAAACGCGGTAAACGTCGCGGGTGGTCAGCAGAAGCTTGCTGACCTGCTTGGCCTCTCTCAGGCTTCAATTTCGCGATGGTCGTTCGTGCCCGAGGGGCGGCTGCATCAGGTGTCGGCCGCTACCGGTATCCCCGAAGCGGAGTTGCGCCCCGACCTGTTTTCGAACGGTAAGCGGGCGGCGTCGAGCTTGAACGTGCCGGTCAATAGCGCGACGAGGGCTCTCGGTGTTGATGTACGAGATGAGGCCCTTGCGTTGCGCAAGACGGGCAAAGATTCTGCTACGAAGCGAACCAACACGTCTAAGACTCTCCAGATCGCAGCGCCGCTCCCGCCGACATCTCTTCGCGATCGACTGACGAGGGAGGTTGCCGAGATCGAGGAACAGATCGAGCGGCTTTCCAACGAACAAGGTCGGCTAGAGGGCGAACGGCAGGTTCTCGTCCAGGCCATCGCCAGCCTTCCGCATTAGACCACCGATTGACTTTTCCTCGATCCGCGTCAGATATTCGTATGACGAATTCGGCGAGACGAATCGAATGAACGATATCGCATCTCTACGGGCGCAGCGCGCCGACCTGACGCGTCGTCAGGATGAGATCAAGGAACGGCATCGTCTCGCTCTTCAGGGCGCGGACTATCTCGACCACATTTCGGACTTGCTCGATATCTTCGTGCCGGACGGTTGCCTTCGCCTCGCGAACTTCACGACCAGTGCTGACGAGGTCGAGGCACTGGTCGAGCACCTCTCACGCACCATCAAGCCGGACGTCCCGGCGACCTGGACGTGCAGCAGGTATCGCCGCGCCAACGGGTCTTGGAACCAGTCGTTCTGGATCATCCTTCAGCACCACGACAAAGTCGAAGGCAAGTCGGAGCATCGAGAGAAGATGCGCGCAGTTCACGCGGGCTACTTCGACTTGCTGGCCCGAGCCCTGGAGCTTCGGATCGTGGAGCTAGGTGGGCGGATTTATCGCCTCCAGGATCGTGAGGAAACCCGAGAGGCGAGGGTTCTCTTCGACGAGCGGATGCGGTTAATAGAGGAAAGCGTCTCTCTGGTTGCGCAGAGACGAGCACAGCAGGAGGATCGGGACGCAGAATGGCACAGAGCCGCGCCAGGGCGGACCGAAGCCCGCGTGTAGATGATCCGGTCGTTCATCCGTCCGAGCCGATGGATCGTCTTGAGCGTCTTCAGGCGAAGGCGATGATCCAAGAGTTCGGCCTGATGGTCTACGGCGGCTGCGCCGGACAGCGCGCCGATCGCCTCATCGTGTCGTATTCCGTTGGGTTGACCGACCGGGGATTGCCGGAAATCGTGGTGAGCGGGGCGAGCCAGCGAACGGCGCACATCCTTCTCAACATGGTCTCGTCGATCTTACCCGCAACGATCGATGCGAGCACGAACGCGATCCTGATCCCAGCGTTCTCGAACGAGTACACTGCCTGCCTCCGGCGTCTGCCAAGCGAGGATGCATCGCGGTACATGCTCACCAAGGCCCTAGACTACTACGGGCGGCCGGTGGACGTGATGCAACTCGTTCTCGCGGACAAGAACAACCGCATGCCCTGGGAGGAGGGGGTCGATCCGCATCACGTCCTCGGACAATCACCGATGCTGGATTGGAGCCAGCCCGCCCACGTGCCGCCTGAGGACATGCAGCGCATGCCGCCTCCTCCCTGGTCTGAAGCTGCCCAGGCGGCTTCTACAGCAACACCTTAACCAAACACGATTCCCCGGAGTTCGTCATGCTTGCCACCGTCGAAGTCGTCTCGCCCCCGAACCCCAAGACCGCCGACGACACCGACAAGCGGGTCGGCAGCCGTATCACCCTGTTCCGGAAGGCACGGGGTATGTCCCAGACCATCCTCGGTCAGCACATCGGCGTCACCTTCCAGCAGGTCCAGAAGTACGAGAAGGGGCAGAACCGCGTCGGGGCAGGGCGCTTGTCGAAGATCGCATCCTGCCTGGAGGTGCCGGTTTCGTCCTTGCTCGATGACGACGCCAGCGACCGGACCGTGCCCGACTTCCTCGGCCCCATGACCACGTCAGGAGCCTTGGAGTTGCTTCAGGCATACGCGGCAATCAAAGACGCCCAGGCCCGCAAGCATCTACTCTCGCTCGCACAGAGCATGGTGCGACTGAGCGAGGGTGGCTCGAAGGACGAGGAGCCGGGTACGTGAAGGCCACCAAGCTCTCGGCAGCGGTAGTCCTGGATCGCCTGACCGCCGCTGGTCCGCTCGCCAACATGATTGACCAGGACATGGGGCGCCTGGACGCAAGGGTGGCAATCCTGGAGCAGGAGCTTGCCACGGCACGCCGCCTCCAGGACATCCTGCGCCATGCGAAGGCCAGCCTGGGGAAGGACACGGAGACCGACCGGGAGGCGTTTCACGCCACCTACGAGGCGGAGCGGGCTCGCATCGAGCCTCTCCTACAGGCGATGCTCGATAATCAGGTTCCATAATACGGACGCGGCGCCGAATTCCCATTCGCGCCACGCCAAAAAACGCAACGATTTCAGAGCGTGGCATTCCTGGGTTGAATCGTTCAGGATCGGTTGAAATGCCCCCTACCCCGTTAGAAACATTGAGCTTTTGATCCATAAGATATCTTATGCGAACGCCGGACCGGCAGGCAGAACCAGGAGTTGTATCGCTTCGCGATGCACTCAGGGTAAGAAGGGTCGCCCTGCCCCTCGCGCGAGGCACAACCTGCGCGGTCGGATCAAGTGCCCAGGCGCTTGCCGGTCTTCACGAAGTGCATGACGGCGTCGCGTGGGTAGAGGTTTTCGGACCACTCCGGGTGTGAGGCGATCGGGCCGTATTCCAGGGTCGCTTCCTCGATCCATTCCTCCGAGGCGTAGTGCTTGAGCGCGGCACGCGCGATCGGGAGCGATAGCGCGTGAAACGACCATGCGCCGCGATAGTAGTTCACCCGCGCCCAGCCCTTCGCGAGGATGAGGTTCAGGACGCGCGTCATGCGCTGCATGTCCGGTGTTGCGTGAATGTCCTCCGGGTTGTCAGGACCATCGAGCGCGGCCTGGACCTCCTCGGGCGTGCAGCCGAACTTACCCGGCTCGGCAATGACGTAGTCGGCGTGCTCGACCTTGTAGTTCTGTTCGCAGAGGACCTCGGTGTCGGTCTTCGGGTGATAGAACCCGTAGGTCCCCGCCGCTTCCAGGAGCAGCTTCCCTTCGACAAGGGCCATGATCTCGCGCATCTTCATGGGCGTATTTAGGCCCTACGCGCTCCACGGCGTTGACGGCCGCCCTCCCCTGAGGCGATACCGAACCATGTCGGGAAAGCCTATGAAATTGATCGTCCACGACCACCAGAACGGCAAGTCCGAGGTCGTTGGGTTCTTCTGCGTCCGGAAGGCCGGGAAGCCGTATCTGGAGAAGCCCCTGAACCCGGATGCTCCCAGCCCTATCCGCTTCAACTCCTACCAGGATGCCAAGGCGTTCGTGGAGAAGAAGACCAAGGTGCCCCTCACCTTCGCGGCCGTGAGCTTCAGTCCGTTCCAGCAGCCGATCGTTTGGATCGCATCGCCGGAAGGGTCGAAAGGCGACACCTTCGACATCAGCTATGTGGGCAGCTTCCGCTACTTCAGCGGGAACCTCGTCGATACGATGGTGGTCGGTACCGAGAACGAGAACGTTGGTGGAGTGGTGAACTAAGATGACGACCGAAAACTCACCCAGCTTCACGGTCAAGGTCATCGGAGGCGTCCGCTGCGACGTCTGGCTGGAGCAGGTCCACGACTTCTTCGATAACCAGCGGCTCCCCGTCGTGCTGGACTCTCAGTACGATCCGGAGAGCCAGATCGCGTTTCGGGTCGAGGACTCCAGCGCCACGTCTTTCGTCGCGCGGGATTGCTATGTCATCGCGGTTCCCTACGACGAAGCGACCATGCGTGCCGGACCGATGGTGATCGAGCGTCGCCATCCGCTGGACCCGAAGACCGTAGAGCGAAGCCTGGGGCGGGGCTTCTATTCGGCCAACGGCCTTGAGATTGAGCCCTACAGGGAGCCGATTATCACCGCCGAGGGTTCGAAGCCGCGCAAGGCTCTTCCCGAGAAGACGACCTACAAGCCAACGCACAAGGTGATCGGCATCTGGCGCCAGTTTGGCTGATCCTCATCCCAGGGACGATTTCACGATCCGGATGCGCTTCGGATCGAGGATGATGAACTCAAAGCCCGCGTGCACGACCTGCACCCCTCCCCTGAGCAGGGCCTTGCTCAGAGTGGCCCCAGGAGCGCCGTAGGCGGCCACCAGATCGCTCTTCTGGAGATCGCTGTGGTCTGGGCCGTCCGGGATCGCCAGGACCGCTGGAGCGGGCTCTACGGCGAACACCACCCAGGGCTTGTCCCTGGGCTCGTAGCCGGGCTCGTAGGCGGTCGCGTAGATGCCCCTGGGATCGTGCTGGGCCATGTCGTGCTGCCGAGTCCGCTTGGCCGTGGCGCCGAACCGCCGGAGATCGAAACCGCGCGCCAGGATCGAGCGCAGCGACGCCTCGCTGTCCGTAACATGGAGGTAGAGGTCCGGTCCGGAAGTGATTTCGCCCAGGTCGCGGGGATCGAGGGTTTGGGCCTCGACGATCTCAGAGTAACGCATCCTGTATTTACCTGCCCGGAACCGATGACCTCGTCAGCATTTGGTTGTACGAAGAGCGCTCAGAGGGACAGGACCAGCGTAGATGACCGCCAAACAAGCCGTTCTTGATCTGCAAAAAGGCGACGTTGTCGAGGTCCTGAACCTGGACGACCCCAGGGGTGAGCCGGTCTCAGCGCAGGTCCAGTTGGTGTCGCCGAATGGCAGGAGTCTTGGCCTGATGATGGACGGTGGTATGCGAGCGGGCGATGGCATCCAGATCGGTGTGCTGCCGCTGCTCCTCGAAGATGACGGCTTCTACCGGAACATCGTCTCAAACGATCGCGTCCTGGTGACGATGCATACGGCCGCCGCCATGGGGTGAGAGCACCGCATCGGCTGCTAAATACGGCATGTCGATGCGCAGCCTGATCACCCTCATCGAGTCCGCCCAGGTCTCGGAACGCTACAGCCCCGAGAACTCGGCCTTCCTTCGTTACATGAAGGACCAGGACTTCGACCCGTATCAGGCGTGGTACTACGTCTGCCAGTGGCTCGAAGAGCAGGATATGCTCGATGAGGTCTCCGAACTGCTCGGGACCGAGGTCACCTCGGCCGACGAGCTTCAGGAGGAAGAGCCGGACGTCTTCTACAAGCTCGATCCAGCCGTGCAGAAAGAATGCGGGACCGCCGTCATCGACACGATGATGTCCGACGACCCGACAGAAGCACCGTCAAGCGCCCACATGATGCTCGACAACGAGAAGCTCCTGCCCCGCACCACGTGGCTGATCCACTTCTCGAACGACGCCGAGGGGATCGCCTACAACGGCTTCCGCTACGGCATGGATCAGATGGATCGTCTCGGGCTGACAACCTACTTCACCGACAACGCCAAGAGCCAGGGCGGCTACAACTTCGCCTTCCTCGCCAGCGGCCGGTACGCCTCCTGGGCCGCGTCCAAGAAGAAGTATGGCCGCCACGCCGTGATCTTCCAGAACTCCGGCGTCTCGGTTCATCACCACGCCGACGAGGAGCAGCAGGTTGTCTTCCACGGCGCCGACGTCGATGTGCGTGGGATCGTCTACCTGCGCAACAGCGAAGACGGCTGGCAGGCCATGAGCCGCCGTACCAAGGCTAATCCCCAGGTTCGCGCACTTTTCACAGGCGATTTCGACGACTGCGTGAAGTGGGTTCAGGCGAATTTCGTCCAGTATCGCAGGGCTCTGACCGGATTCTGAGGTGTTGCAGACTAGCAACTGCGACCAGAATGCGCATTCCTGAACGGAACATGCTTTCTGTCAACGAATTTTGATGATGGCGTGGAACCATGCGCCTTCACGGGACGCGCGGTCAGGCACGCAAGATGCCGCTGCGCAAAGGGATTGTCATGACTGAGACCAGAGAAGGGCTGCTGAGGGTGCTGCATGCGCGGGATCAGGCCCTGCATGCGCGACCGAATGAGCGCGAAGCTGCGCGCGAAGAGTTCGATCGAACGGCCGAGGATGTCGAGCGCTCTGGAGTACCCGTAGACCTGATTGCCGCCCTGCGGAACGAGGTCTACGGAACCTCTAATACCAGATCATCTTAAACCAGAAGGCATCTTCTGGAAATTCAAAGTACATGTAGCGGCGATGGCTCTTCAGGAAGCTGTACCAGACCCCGCTACAATTTTCCATGATCCACTCGTGGGGGACGCGGGAGCAGTCTTTATCCTCGTCCCACCACTGAAACTCGACGCGATGTGGTAGAAAATAGGCGATAAAGTCGTTGGTGCTCTCCGGATCGTTGATGTACCGGATCAGGTTCTCTGTCGGAGACCCATCCTCTTTCCACCAAAATTCCGCCATGAGCCTTTTGCGCGGGTCAACGACCGCGTCCTCGAAAGCCGATTTCCAGTGCCCCTGCTGGCGCCATTCTGCAACGTGGTCAGACATGCGTTCTGATCGTGGTCTCCAGGCGGAAGGGCATCGTCGTCCACACGCGTGTGGTCCGTCCCGGCACCCTCGGCCCTGATCTCGTAGCGGCAATCACATATATCGCAGGCCCATACGCCCTTCTCGACGTGGGTCAAGTTCTTGTGAACATCCCCGACCGACTGGCGACACTCTGCCCAATCGGCTTCCGTCATGCTGGCGCTTTCCGAGATCGAGCAGGTGCACCCGAAGTGGATCAGCATCATGGTCGTGGCACTAACGACATCCTGGAAGCCGAACGCCAATTCGGCCTCGTAGTTGGTGAGGCTGGAAGGGATTACGGCATCTTTCGAGAAGGTGGCGGGGGCGTCGTTCATGAAAAGGAAGAACCTCACGACACCACCCGGTTCGGGAGCGGGATACGCTCGATCTTGCTCCAGCCTTCACGCTCGCTCACGTCCTCCCATATGCGGACGCCCAGACGGTCGCCGTAGTCGTTGTGGATGATGAACACCACCGGCTGGCCCGGATTGTAGACGAAGGTCGCCATCCGCAGGCCCGCCCACTCGGCATCCTGCTTGCTGAAAATCCACCAGACTTCCTTGCGCTCCTCGCCATCGTGATGCTGGGTCACGCGCGGCGCCACCATATTGGCCACGGCAGCCTGGATTTGGCTGACGAGACGCGCCTGCCCAGCGCGAGGGAGGGTCCGGAGGGCCTTGGCCTCGATCGGGTCGAGGCTCTCTTCTCGAAGAAGATCGAAGAGGTCGGGCGGTTTCCCGGTCATCGGCTGGCTCTGGGTACGCTGGTACGGTTGCATCGAACGTGCATCATACCCGTAAGCATTCTTGAGACAATCAGTTACCTGATTTTGTCAGCAATTTTGCGTGATCTACGCAAAATCCCGGCACGATGCTTCAATGCACTGCCGAACAAGCGCATGATATTGCAGTAGAACTTCTGGAATGATCAGATTTGATCATTCTGCGCAGTTTTTTTGGAAACGCTGCGCAGGGGTTTTCCGGTGAGCGGTTGGCTCAGAGAAGTTGCAGGCGCCGGAGATACGGCGGCAAGCCGTCCCGAAATGCGGGACCGAAGGCCACCACGGTTGCGGTCGGTCCGTCAAACTCAGTTCGGCCGAGATCGACGACCTTCACCGCAACGATGTTTGCCGCCTCGGCCTCCGCCAGAGCACGATCCAGGTCCTTCTCGGATTTGGCTTTGACACTGATTTTTGGGGTGGTGGTGGTCTGAAGGTAGGCTGACATCAGTTCCGGTTGCTCGACAAGGGCGAGCGCGCAGTGCCACTGATAGGCGTGACCCGCCTGGGTCGCGAGCTTGCCCGGTGACATCTCGATGTCAGTCCGGACTACGAGCCACATTTTGAGTTCAGGTGTAGGAAGGTCCGTCAAATCTGTTGCGACCTCCGGGGCACTCCCGGAAGTCTCCTGTGTAAGATGATGACCTCATCTTCCTACACAGGTGGTAGAGTAGTCCATTTATTGCTTTGTCTCGGCGTTCTCGGCGAACTCTTCGACAGACTGCATGTAGATGCTCTTGCCGTCCGCTAAAAGCTCCTTGAAATTCTCGGTCAGCGCCTTCTTGGATTCCTCGAAGGTGCCGATGTTGACGACCATGACAGCCATTCCGCCGCCCTCTTCGAGGACACGTGCAGTCACGTACTTGTCTGAAGGGGATGTGCCCTCGACCTCGTCGAAGTAGTCGTCGAGGGGCATCGTCTCGATGTGCTTGCCAGTATGGCTCATTGGATCGGGTCCGCTGCGATGTCCGAGAGCTTACCGCTCATCGGCTGAAGAACGTTGATCGCAACACCGCCCTTCAGCAGGTGTTCCGGCCAGGAAAATGTATTCTGAAGGTCGCCGACGAAGCCGAACTCCGGCATGATCATCTCGACAGCGGCCGGGACCGGAACGCGTGCTGGGTTCGGTGATCCGATCGAGAGGTGGCGGCAGGGCACGCCCTCTTTATGCTCCTCAACGGTGTAGGTGACCGTCCAGCCGAACACGAGCGAGATGGTCTGGGCGACGCAGTACGCGGGGGCACCGACCTGCCTCCCTGCCTCGATCTCGGCAACAAGGTGCGTCATCGCCTCGAACGAGATTGGGTTGGCCTCCGCCCGTTGGCGCAGGTCGGCCATCAGCTTGCGACCTTGCTCATTGATGACGAACGGTGTTGGGCCTCGGCGCGAACGCAGATGCACATACGCCTCATCCTCGGAGACCGGGCCGTTCGGACCAATGATCTCGATCGCGATGCTCATTCTTCCGTTTCCTGCCTGCTGCTCCTGTCGCCGTGATGCCTCACGACCACGTCGTTCAAGCCCAACGATTGAAGCCGCGAAACGATCTCGTCGAACGTCACGGGGTAGTAATCCCAGCAATCGACGCCGACGTCGAGGGAGCGGGCCATGGGTGGCATGCCGCCGTGGGAGTGGCCGAAGAAGTGATATCGGCCGTAATGCGCCTTGTTCCAGACGCGGTGCGCGTAGTGGCTCAGGAAGACGCTGTGGTCCTTGTCGATCCGGACCGTGGCCACGTCCTGGGTGCTCTTGAAGCACGTGAATTTCGCGTGGACGCGTCGCTTGTCGTGGTTGCCCCAGACGAGGTGGATGTCCCCGTTCAGTTGCTCGACGATTGCTGGCACATTGGCCTGCTGCCCCATGGCGAAGTCGCCACAGTGCCAGACGGTGTCGCCGGGCTTCACCTTCGAGTTCCAGCGCCGGATCAACTCGGCGTCGTGGGCCTCGATCGTAACGAACGGCCGTCTGGCCATGCGAAGGATACCGCCGGAGCCATTCTGCTCGACGGGCTTCCCCTTGTGCTGGAAGTGGGTGTCTGCGGTGAAAAACGTCGTCATGCGCCGCGTTTGCCGGACCGTTCCAAACTCGTCAAACGAATTCAGGTCATCTTGGCGCGCTTTGCCGCATGGTGAGCCTCGATCGCCTGCACCTCCGGCATCTTCCGGAGCTTCTCGGTCATGTAGACCTCAGGCGGCTTCTCCAGCATCACCTGGGCCATCATGATCTCGGACCGCTCGACGACATCGAGTTTCGTGTGGACGCCGCCACGGCGTTCCTGGGCCGTGATGATGAAGTAGCGCTGACCCGAGAGGGTCGCGAAGGCCCCGGCCGCCGAGTAGATGCGCCCCAGGGCTTCCTTGCGGTCCTGGCCCTGTTTGCCCGAAGCGCAATCGACGATGACGCCCAGCATGTTTCCGGCCAGGGTCTGGTCCTCCGGCTTAACGCCCGGAATCGGCTCCAGCGTCAGACTCGACATCGCCAGTTCCACGGGGATCGCGGTGGTCGCCTTGTCCGAGCGGTCCACGACCACAGCGCGCATCCGCTCGACGACCTCCGGCCCCGCGTCGATCCAGTTCTGGTGCAGGTAGAGGCCGTTCCAGAACTGATGCTCCGGGAAAACGATGCCGATGAAGCCCACGGCAGAGACCGCTGCCGGATCGCGTACCTTTTCCTGGGTCTCGGTCATGTCCGGATGTCCTCGAATTCTGGGCTGGTGAGCAGGCGCTGGAGCACCATGGCGGTCTCGCCGTTCATGCGCTCGGCGATGCGGTATCGGGTTGGGTTCGCGAACTCGCCGCGCTCGATCAGACCGTCGCGATGGAGCCGCTCGAAAGCGGACTTCAGGTTCGCCAGCGGCACGTTGATCTTCGTGGCCACGGAGCCGCCCTCCATCCATCCCTGCCCTTCCAGGCAGCGGATGATGCGGACCATGTAGGTGGTGAAGCCCCTCACGGCTCAACTGTCCGGCGGGCCGGGAAGGCGCGCTTACTCCGACGAAGTCGATCGGCCTCGCCGAACTTCACCCCGATCGGCGTAACGATCTCGGCGCCGGGCAGCAGGTCCGCCGAACCAGGATAGCGCCTGTAGGTCTCCTGGATCGTCCGAAGGTGCTTCTCCATCGTGAAGGTGTCGATCGCGGCCTCCTGCTCGTTCAGGAGTTCCTCCAGGACCTGGGAGAACTCTGGCGAGGCCGTTGGCGTGCGCATGCCGTGGATGATGCCGGTGGTGCGGTCGATCAGCAGGACTGTGACGGCCCACCCTGCGTTCGGGTCCTCGCGCTTGAGCGTCCGCAGCCTGGGATCGCTCTGGACGCAGGCCGAGAACGGCGCATCGCCCCATTCCGGATAGATCACGTCCGACGCCTTGAGGAGAAGGAACGAGGTGTGCTCGTTGACCCGGTGCAGCGCCAGCCACATCGGGGTCGTCGGGAAAGCCGCGATCTCCTGCGGGTTCGGTCGGTCGAACTGGACCAGTACCATGGGCGAGCCGATCATCGTGGGCTCGAAGCTCACGCCCTCGGCGCCCTGGTTCTTGTGACCGGGCAGGGGTTGGCCGACGCTGAGGAGCATGCCCATCAGAGCAGAGCCAACCAATTGTCGTCGCCGGTCAGCAGGACCAGCGGTCCCCTGATCCGATCGGCGCTCGCGACCTCGCCGTCATCCTGGCGATAGCTTCCGCCGCCATGCTCGATCGACTCGGCGACGAGGGCCATGGCGTGGAAGTTCTCGGCCCCGCTGGCATCGCGCCCTTGGAAGGCCACGCACCCTTTGCGCCCCTCGCTCATGAACGCCGCGATTTCGGGCGCCAGTTGGTTTCCGAGGTGATCCGGCAGCAGGACGTCGTCCATACCGGGAACGGCCCGTGGCTGGTCTCCCAGGGCTTCCCTGAGGCCGTCGTGCATGTTCTCCGGGGTGACGAGGGACATGCCGCCGACGCGCCGATCCGGATAGACGGTGATGAGGAAGCCCCGGAAGGGCTCGGTCTCGATCATCATGACGTCATGTCCTTTCGTGTGCCCAGGAGACGGTCAGGAGGTAGATGTCGGCCTCGTCGCCATAGAGGACTTGCTTGAGCGGCCGTTCCGAGATCGTCGGGTTGAACCCGGCGTCCCACAGTTCTTTGTTCAGCGCCCGGCGGTCATCGTCCGGGGTGTTCCGAAGCTCGATCGCGATATGATGGAGGCCGTCCCTCGCCGCCCGAAAGATCGCGTCCTTGATCCGCTGGCGCAGGGTATCGCCCTGGTTGGCATCGGTGGTCAGGCCACGAGCGACCTCGGCGGCGATCGGAAAGTGCTCGGCCGTGTTCATCGCGATGACGCGCGTGACGGCGCCAACGAGCGGAACCTTCGATCTGGACCGCCCGTCGTCTCCGGCGAGCCGCACGTAGGCAAAGCCGCGATCCTCAGTGGCGGCGCTGAACGAGCCGGTCATCTCGACGACCACGAGCGCACCATCCCGGTCGATCACCAGCACGGGCTTGCCGACGATCGCGGGCTTGCCCGCTTCGAAGTAGACGATCTCGTCGCCCAGGACGACGCATCCGGTCCCCGGCGTGTGGTCAAGCGTCGCCATGGCTACCACTCGATCCGGACGATCTGGAGATTGCGCTGCGTCGGACCCTTCTGCTGATAGTCGTGCGTGAAGGTGAAACCGCGACCGTCGAGGTCCCGCAGGAAGAGTTCCGCAACGTCCCCATCGACGTTCTCGAAGGGGATTTCGCAGAAGCGCAGGCCAAGCGCGGACGCGGCCTCGATCGCTGTCGCTGCCCGGTCATGCAGCATCGGCCGCGTGTTGCGCGTCTCGGCGGCCATCTTCCAGTAGGCGGCGTTCTGTAGATGGTTCATGCGTCTTCCAACCGGATCAATGGGCGCTCCCAGATGATCGACAGGGTGTGCGGGTCATCGGGTAACGTCCCGACGATGTACTCGCTGGCGGCGAGGGACTTCTGAAGGCTCAGGAGGTCGTCTTCCGTGGCGTTGGTGACGTCCAGCGTGCAGCGCAGCGCGCCATTGTCGATCGCGGCTCGGATCGCGGTGACGGCTCGGTTCACGAGGCCCTGGGGCTTGTTGGCCCGCATGGCGGCTTCCTTGGCGTAGGTCGCAGAGATGGGGAAGCGTGTGGTCATGCTGCCGACCTCTTCCAGGATGGGCCTCTGATGCCCTTGGCGTAGTCCTCGGGCGTGATCCCGCTGGTCCAGGCATCGAAGGCGCTGTCGATCGAGTAGCCCATCACAGCCTCATCCTCGTCGAGGTGAAGCACCCCGAGCGCCTTCGCGGCTTGCACCAGCCAGCGCTCATAGTTGCGATCGGATGGCGTGGATGCTCCGCACTCGTGAGCGTGTAGCTCGGCGGCGGCCTCGATCATCGCACTGCGTAGCGTACCCATGGCATCCCCCTCAGTGCTTCGTGTACCAGCGACCGGTGAGCAGCGTCGATCCGTGCTGCCCCTTACCCTGGCCTACGCCCTGGTTCAGGATGGTCGGGCGTCCTTCTCCGGGCTTGGCGAAATCCTCGATCCCGACCGAGGTGAAGATCGGCGGCTTGCGGGGATCGAAGCCGTTCATGATGTCCGGCTCCTGCGGGGTGCCGATGAAGTCCAGGAACTGCTGATCGGTCAGCGAACTGGCGCCCTTCGAGCGCACCTGCTCCAGCATTTCGAGCATAACGTCGCGTGGGGCTAGCATCGCGGGACGTGCAATGCTCTGGTTGATCGCGCCGTTGTGCGCGACCTTGACCCAGAAGCCGTTGTAGTTGGGCATCAAGCCCTTCATCTTCTGATAGTTCTTCGTCTGGCCAACATACGCGCAGACCATGTGGGCAAAATTCTCGGTGTCGTCGAGGTGCTTGTTTGCCAGGAACCCTTCGCACAGACCGCTCGCAAGCTCTGCTCCGGTGATGCCCTTGAGCTTGGACGCGATAGCATCGATCGCGGTCGTTTCGACGTCACAGTGGAACGTCGCGATCCCGGTATTCTGCGGGATGGTCCAGTCCGAGAAGACCATCGCGATCGAGACGAGCTTCGCCGGATCGTAGTCCGTCCGGAACTTAGAAGCCTTTGCCTGTCCCATGCGGGTCTCCTGATGACGATCGATACATCGCCCTCCCCTCCCCGATTGTCAACGTTGTCACGGTTGTCAGAATGTGCGGCAGGCTGACGCAATGGCGGTTTTTCCGCGTTCCCGCTGCCTTCCGCAGATCACGGGATTTCGAGAACCGCGCACGATCGGAGCCCCATTTTCCGCGCAGGTTCTGAGAATTCCGTTTCCCGAGCCCGCCATGGCGGATTCAACCTCGGTTTTTCAGCAAAACGCACGACGTTGCTGGGGGTGCGCCGGGGTCTTGCTCAAGTAAACCGTCTGCGTCATCGTCTTTTCAACGGCCGAGCGCCGGTCCCACAAGCATCATCGAAGAGGAGCCGGGCATGAAAGCCGTGGCGCGGGGAAATCGTGTCCTGATCGAGGCGTACATGAAGGATGCGCACGAGCGCTCCTCGAAGCTCGCGCAAGCCGTGGCCGACTTCCAGGCTGGTATCATCGAACTCATGACGCCGCTGCGCGACGCGGTCGAGGAATTCAACGAGACCGCCGACAGCCTCAACGAGGTTCTCGATGCCGAACTGGAGCGCCTGGAGGAGTTCCTAGAGGGCAAGGGCGCGCGTTGGCGGGCCGAGCACGAGGATGCTTACAACGAGTGGAAGGCGAACCTCACGGAGGCCCGCATCGAGCGAGTGGACGAGCCCGACGAGATCACGATCGACATTGATCCCTCGGTTCCGGAAAGCTCCCCTCCCCTGCACATCGACGAGGTCCAGTGGTGAGCGCCAACGAAGAAGGCCCGCCTCTTTCGAGACGGACCTTCTGTATCAAGCTCCCGGCGCTGTGATCTGCCAGGATGTGATCTGGACCGTTTGCCCAGATGCGAGCGAGACGTTGTCGAGGTTCAAATCACCGCTGGTGGTACCAACGGTGCCCTGCATCGTGGCCACGCCAGCCGAAGTGGTGATCCGGAAGTATCCGGCCGTGCCTGCGGCGGAGGCTACCGTGCTCTGCGGCACAACGAAATCCTTGCGCCCCGCTGCTGCGTTTCCAGCCCAATCCGCAGGTAGGTTCACGGTGGCCAGTGCAGTTCCGCTGGCGGCGGCAGCGACTGTTGCAGGCGCAGAACCCGAATAGATCACGACTTTCGCCGATGGACCAGAGATGACTTCGATCTGATCCAGCATGGCGTTACGAACGGAATCGGAAAATTGAATAGCCATTTGAATACCTCAAAAAATTATTGATTGACGCTCATGGAAGTGACTGTCGCAATCGTATTATCGATCGACGTGTAGCTCCAAGATTGTACGAGCGGAGTGAACGTATAGTTGAGATAGCTCCAGAGGAGGTTGGGACTCTCTACGCCGTCAACGATCGCAGTTATCCCCTGGCCTGAGGTCCGGAGGGTGATGTTGGTCTTTTTGTTGAGCGTGACCGGAGCAACATCGAATTCCTGAATGTTGCTGTTCTGATTGATCCTCAACGTCCAGTAGAGGGTCGATCTTCGGAGGTTAACGATGATGGCGCCGACTGGTTGGCCATTCGGGATCATCGGATCATCCAGATCGCCAATGTAGCGGTAACCGATCACCAGCGTTGCGTCGGCCTTGCGCGCAATGCTGACATCGCAACTGAACACTGTTTGTTTCGAGAAATCTCCAGCGGTAGCGTTTGGTCCATTCACGCGCAACGATGGCAGCTTGATCAACGCGCTGGAGTCTTGAACGCCATTCACAAAGTCGAGCGAATAAAGCGAACCATTTTTGGTTCCGATGATCCGAGCTTGTTGACCGGATAGACCAACGCGGCCTGCGTAACTCCCGTTCTCGGCAGTCGCTGCACTCGTCGTTGATTGACCGGCTGAGTATGTAGGAAGAACGTCCACGGCCTTGAACGCGTAGGAGGTCTTGACCATCCCGGAGGAGACGCTGGTGAATGGAGCGATGGTGCGGTTCGAGGTTCCCTTCACGGTCACGCGACCAGAGCCTGCGCTGGTGAACATCGGAAGCTGGGAAGATGATCGCGCACTCACTGGCACCGCTCCGGACGCAGAGCTTGTGAATGGAGGGAGAGTGATCGAGCCTGTAATGGAGATCGGTGTTGCATCGATCGTAAAAATCTTGAAGTTCTCGAATCTAGCTCCGAACTTGCCTTTTATGACCACGCCCACAATTCATCTCCGCATCAGTGTCCCTATTTATCTGCTCGGTTTGCCAGGATACTGATGAGGGGAACGAAGAAGGCCCGCCTCTCGCGAGACGGGCCTGCTGGATCAGATGAAGATCGCATCATCGAGCATCGCCTTGCGAAGCTCCACGATGTCCTTGAGCTTGAAGCTCAGGGTCTCCAGGCCCTTGAACAGGGCCATGAAGTCGTTTCTCACCATGGCGACCACCACGCGGGTATCGGTGAGGATCAGGACGTCGTCGTGAACCTCAGCGTACTTCTTGGCGGTCTGCTCGGTGATCTTCCTGTTGTAGTGATCCATGTAGTTCTGGGTCTGGGTGACGACCTCACGATCGACCCGCTTGTCCATGAACGCCAGGATCATCTCGATTTCCTGGTAGCGCGAGTAGTAATACTCGATTTCCGAGGCGATCCTGGTCAGCTTGACCTCGATCTTCTGCCCCTTCACCTGGAGGATTTGCTTGCCCTCCTCGTACTCGCGCTGGAAATGGTCCACCGCGTCGAGGATGATACCCAGGTTGTTCGGGTCAGCAACGATGCGTTGGAGCCAGCGCATCACTCGTTCTCGTATTCCGAGGTTTCGTCGGCTTCTTCCTCGCCTTCGTCGAAGACGGTGTTGAAGGCGCGAGCCAGAACCGGGTCCTCATCGACGATGTCGGCGAGGTCGCGGCTGTCGTATCCGTGCTCCTCGAATGCCTGGAGCATCGAGAAGGCCGTATCCGCGCGGCGTGCGGCCGGGAGTTGATCGCGAACGATTTCCCAGAGTTCAACGAAGAGTTTGCTTTCGCTTTTCATGTTCTTCCAGACAGACAAGGAGTTTCTGGGGCTTACTTATCCAGTAGCCCCAGAGACCTCATCACAGGGTGTGGTTCTTCAGGTCTTCGACGTCGCCAAGCTGGTCCATGGTGTTGAACCCACTGTCTTCCTTGGCGTCCTCCCACAGGTTCCACTCGGCCATGATAGCCTCGAAGACCTTGTGGTCGGGATCGTTGACGATGCCGCGCTTGAAGTCCTTCATGACCTCACCGGTCGCCTTCGAGGTGAAGGTGTACCGGGTGCCTTCGCGAACGAGGGCGCCCTTCTGCTCGAAGAGGTCGAACAGACCGGAGTATCGGTTCATGCCGGTATTGTACGGCATGTAAATCTGCACCTTCTCGAACGGCTTCGCGTACCGGGACTTGCGCACGACGCACGAGGAACGGATACCGGCCGCAGCCGACAGTTCGCCCACGATGTTGTCGCCGAGTTCGTCCTTCTTGAGCAGCAGCTTGTTCATCTGCACGATCAGGGAGGTCGCGAACTCCAGCATCTTGCCGCCGGGGATGACGTCCGGGGTGTACTGGTCCTGGCTTGCGTAGACGTGGTTCGTGAAGACGACGCCGATCGGCTTGTCGGCGATCTTCGCCTGGATGACGCGCATCATGTTGGAGACCTGCTTGGCCTTAAGGCCGAGGTCGCCCTTCTGATCGCCTTCCATGAACTGGCGCTCCTGGTTCGGCGTGATCAGCATGCCGACCGAGTCCACGACGATGAGGTAGCGCTGCTTCTCCTCCTTCGGGAGGTCCTTGTTGTCCTCGATCCAGTAGTCGATGATCTTGCCGAACCACTTGGCCACGTCGTCCACCGTGGCGGCCGTGTACTTGGTCAGCATGCCTTCGCTGGAATCGACGCCGAGCTTCTCGATCCAGGACCGGTCAGCCGCGTTCTCGGTGTCGATGAGGAAGGGGTAGACGTCCTTCTTCTGGGCGTCCTTGATCAGATTGCCGGTGACGATGTACGACTTGCCCGAGCCGGAATCGCCCGCGAACATGGTCGTCTTGCCCTCCAGGGCAACGCCGCCGTCGAAGCGTGCAGCGGCAAGGTAGTTCAGGGCAAAACAGCCCGTGTCGAGGAAGGTGCTCGGGTCGTTGAAGCCGTAGCTCATACCCGGAATAGACTTCTCGACATCCTTGCGAAGCTTCGCAAGAAATGATGGTTTACGCATAAGTCCTCAGGAACTAGATATTTGAAATCGCGCGGCAGTGGACAGCCCGCAGAGCCGTTGGGCTCCACGGGCGTCTCTGGAGGTCTCCCCGAAGGGAGGCCGATTACTGCTTGATGCGGGCGCGAATCTTCGCGAGAACGTCAGCCGAGTTGGAGGCGGACGCACCAGCGGCGGGGGCCGCGCTCTCGGTCACCGGGGCGACGGGGGCAGCCGGAGCGGCCTTGGTCACCTGGGAGATTTCACCGCCCGTGTCGTTGCTGCCGCCACCACCGAAGGAGCCGCGAGCGCCGTAGGCGCGGTAATACTGGCCGAAGGAAGCGGCATCGAAGGGCTCGCCCGCGAAGGACGCGTCGAACATCGCCTTGATCGCCGAAAGCTCGTCGGCATCCGGCACGCGGCCGAGGGCGGCCTTGAGATCGTGCGGCTTGTACTGCTCGATCGCGGCCATCTCCGTCTCGTTGAGGGAGCGGACCTTCATGGACCAGTTGGAGGTGCCGTAGTCGGCCCACTGGCCGCTCTGGGACTTCGAGATGCGGAAGTCACGACCGCCGACGTAGTCGGTCGGGTTGTCTTCCATGTCCGGGTTCGCCAGCGACGACTCGATGATCTTGTGGATCGTCGGGTTGATCACGAAGCGACGGATCGGGTTCTCGGGAACGGTCTCCTCGACGAAGGGGGAGTTCACGACGAAGCCGTTGTAGATGTAGGACTTCTTCTTCCAGTAGACGCGGGCGAGGGCCTTGGTGCTCTCGTCGTTCCACAGGTGCTTGGTCGCCGCCGTGATCGGGCAGGCCATGCCGAACATGGCCACGCACGGCACGGTCACCTCGACGCGCTCGTTGGTCGGGTACTCGCCGCCGACGACGCCTTCGAACGGAAGCTTGATGACTTCGCGGTTGCGCCAGAAGAGGGTGTTGGTGGGATCGAGATCAGGGATCAGACGAAGGGTCGCGGAGGCGCCGACGTCGATGTTCCAGAAGGGGTAGCTGGCGTTGTCGCCGCCGCCGGAAGAACGCTTCTGGCCGTTACCCTTGCCCTTGCTCTGCTGAGCGGCGAGGGCTGCGCGGATTTCTGCAATGCTTGCCATAGTAATAGTTGCTCCTAAAATGCCTTGGTAGTATTTGCCGTGACCCGAAAAGGGTCGTGCTTGCCTGAACCGAGGTAACCCCCGGCTGCTTTTATTTATCTGGATTTAACTTGAGATCAGGAGGCACTTAACGTGCTCTCCTGATTTTCTTAAGATGCCATACCAATAGGCTGGCAGTCATTATTTCCTTGAACAAAGTGCGGCAATTTTCTTTCGGCCGATTGTTCAGGCGTTCGGCTGGCTGATCTCGTAGGCGTTGGCGATCAGCTTGTCGGAGGCCAGTTGAACGCGTCGGGTCTGCTCGTCCGACCAGTCGGCCGTGCGGTTCGTCGGCTTGATCTTGATGACGGGAGCGACGCAGCCGCTGCCGTGGCCAAGTCCATGGACCCAGGTCGCCTGATGTGCTTGGCAGGCAATCAGCGGCGGGCGAGCACCGCGACGACCAAAAACGCGGGTCGTCTTCGGCTTCTCCCGGAAGTAGCCCGTCACCACGTAGTTCTTGCCGCCGTACACGAACTCGGTGCACAGGGCCGGGGCGCCGTCTTGGAGAATAGGAGCGACCTCGTCCTGGGTGTGAGCGGGTTCGCGACGATCCAGGCGCGAGAGATCGACGCTGGCGGGGACCGGTTCTTTGCGGCTAAATGCGTTGCGCATCGAGCCCCAATCTTCGCTGACGCCCTGAGCACTTTCGACAAGATCAATGAGATGACGAATATCGGACACTGTAAAATACCTCGAATAGTATGTCACTATTTAGGATTCACGGAGCCCTTAAACAGAAAAAGGGGCCTCTCGGCCCCTAGTTCGACTTGCTGATGTGTTGGATTAGACGATCTGGAGACCGGCCTGACCGGAGATGACGGCGTTGCCGAGCTTCCAGGTGTAGTGGTTGCCCTCGGCCGTGGTGATGAGGTTCGACTGGATCGCCGAGACGTGCTGGACGACGTTCGAACCGAACGGGGTGGCGTTGATGGTGGCAAAGCCCTTGGTCAGGGCAGCGGCGAGCGCGGCATCCTGAGCCAGGGTGGCGACGAAGGTCGTGGTGGAGTTGGCAGCACAGACGAAGGTCTTGGTGCCGGTCTGCTTGACGATGTAGCCAGTCACGGTCGAGTTGCCATCGTGGAAATTGATGGCCATCTTGCCGGTCTGCGAGCCGAAGTGCTTGTTGTTCAGGGGATGCATAGTGTGATCCTCGCAAGGGTTGTTGTTTATTTAGCCAGGGCTGGCCTCAAACTTCCCTCGGAGGGCCTCAGACATGCCAAAGGCGCGAAGCGTTTGTGCCTCGCGCCCTTGGGATCATGGTTCGTGGTGGGCTGAGCTTTAGCGGTTGCTGCGACCCGCCAGGGAGAGAAGCCGATCGATGTAGCCGTTGTCCGGAAGGGTCTCTTCGCCAGTCTCGGGCTCGACCACCGTGGCCTTGCTCACATCGCCGAGCAGATCGTTCTCCTGGTTCTTCGGAAGCAGGATGTCCTCATCGACCTCCAGGGGGATGTCGTCACCACCGAACACCTCGTCCGCGAACTCGTCCACCATCGGCTCAGCCTCTTCGGCGGCCATCGGATAGGCGAACTCGGGCTGGTTCTCGACAGGCGCGTCAGCTTCTTCCTGGCCCTCGACGTGGTAGCCGTCCTCGATCATGTGGTTCATGACCTCTTTGGCGATGCGGTCGGCTTCACCGTGGACGTTCATGCCGGTCACCTCGCGGTGATCAAGCTCGCTCTCCAGGTAGTGCTCGACGGCGTCGTGGATCGCGTGGAAGTCGATGGTGCGCTCCTCGTCGTCCAGGTTCGACAGCACCGAGTAGTGGAAGTCGCGGGCGCTGGAGGACGCCATGAAGCGATCATAGTCGAACTCGTCAACGACGCTGGCCAGGGTGCGCTCGTTGTGATCCTCGTCGCTGTAGTCGGGAAGGGGGAAGCGGTCGAACTCCATGAGCTTCGATACCGAGAAGCTCTTCATCCAGTCGATATGTTCCTTGATCGCCTGGGAGCCCGCAGCAACGGCCTCGACGCCCGGCTCCGGCTCGTTGTAGAGGCCGACTGCCTTCAGGGCCTGCTTGCGCACGACCATCAGCTTGGCGCGCATCTGGCCCTTGGCCAGCGGAAGCTCCGAAGAGACCCAGGCCAGGAGGTTGGCCATGCCGTCGTCCTTGGTGCAACGGGCGACCTCACGGAAGATGTAGGTGTCGCGGGCAGCCTCGTTGCCAAACTTCATGCCTTCGATCTTGGGCTGCTGGATCAGTTCGAGCGTGCCGTTCTTGAACGCCTCCCAGGCGGCCTTGGAGACCGGGTGGTTGAGGACGTGGGTCAACTCGATGTTCTTCTCCTTCTGGAGCTTCGGCGGGTAGTATTTGCCCTCGACATTCGCCTCGACGACGCGAGCGACGGTGGACAGGACGCTCTCGGAAAGCTGGACCGAGGACGTATTCAGGAGGCTGGCAAGCTCGGCGATCTTGGTGGTGTCGTCCTCGCTCTCGACCAGCGGCGCGGCGGCCATGGCAGAGAAGTGCTCGCACATCTCGACGTAACGGGTCTTGCGACCGAAGGATTCGAAGGCGCGGCGCATCTCGCGCAGGTTCTCGCGCAGCTTCGTGCGGACTTCCTGGGCAGCCTCGGTGAGGTCGTTGCCGTAGAAGCCGATGTGGCGCGAGGCCGAGCCGCAGGCGGCAAAGTCGCTGGCCATGCGGCTGATCTGCTCGCCGACGCTGTCGGCCCAGGAGCCGCCCTGATCGACGTGGTTGACCATCGCGCGGGCCGGAGCAAGCTGCGTGGTCGCGAAAAGGTGGCGCTCACCCTGGGCGTTCTCGATGTAGACCGCGTCGATGTGGCGTCCGCGCGCACCAACGACGTTCTCGTCGATCTTGGCCGAATGCCGAACGATCATACGGGCATTCTCCAGCTTCAAGTACGAAGAGCGAGACGTCCCGTACATACCTTCGACAATGTTCATGGAAGAGACCTCTTTCTTATTGTTCTTGTTTTCAGAGACCGACGCCTTCGTGGCAAAGTCTTTCGGTCCGAGGTCCCGATCGTACTTCCGAAGGTGGAAAATCATCTTATATTTAGTGGTCATCGCACGGAGCGCGGAGACGAGCCCCATGACCGCCCCGAGTTCGGTGGACTTCGAGAGGTAGAGGCGCACGGCCGAGTCCTCACCGTCGTCCACGATGGAGACGAGGAGGTTTTCCGGCTTGGCGAAGAAGCGGCGCGCCTCTTCGGGCTCGAAGACTTGCATGTGCTCCTCATCGAACAGGAGCACCTCATAGTCATACGAACGCAGGATTTGGAAAGTTTCGTTGGCGGTTGCTTCGAAGTTCACGAAAACGTCCTCAATACGTCTTCGTGTATTTATCCGGCTGTTACTCAGCTTCTCCGTCGAGGCGCAGGCGGCAAACCAGCTTGCCATCCTTCGTGTCGAGTTTGAGCGGCTTCAAGCACTGGATCGCGTACTCGGTGCAGACCTGATAGACGCCGCCGCGCGAGCTATCGCGCCACGTGGCCTGGACACAGACCTCGCGTGGCTCGTCCTTGGGGGTACCGCAGGCCGAGAGCGTGATGGCGATGAAACTGGTGGCGGCAAGGGCCGCGAGGGGAAGGATGGGCTTCTGAGACATGGCGCACAGTTTGCGCGCCCCCTCCCCCGGAAGTCGAAATTAAACGGCCGGGAAGTCTCCTCCCCGGCCGTTGATCCTAGACCGCAACGCCTTCGCGCTTCATGGTCTCGGTGAAAGCGGCGCTGAAATCGAGTTCCTGGGTCAAGATCGTGATGGCCTCGGCCTTGTCGATGCCGATCGACATCGGATCGAAGCCCGCGATCTGGACGGACGAAAGCGGCTTCACGTACCGGGCGGTGCGCTCCTTCCGGAACAGGTTCCAGGCATGGATCAGGTTGTCCATGTGGGCGCGCTGGGTGAGTACGGCTCCGCGCTTCGACATCATCGCCATGTTGCTCTCGCGCAGACGGTGAAGTGGGTTGCCCTCGTAAATCTCGCGGCCGTACCGGAACACCTCGACCATCTGGTTCGCCTTCTCCCCTTCGTTCAGGGAGTGCGTGGCGATGAAGTGGAGCGCGGCCAGTAGGGTCGAGACGGTCCCCTTGATCGAGGTGGTGCCGTGAACCAGGGCGACGCTGTCGCGGACGGTCGGGTTCTTCTCCAGGAAGCGGAGGGTCTCCTGGGTGTTGGCCCGGTAGCTCGTGTCGTTGAGCGAAAGGGCGTAGAGCCAGCGGATCGTCGCCGAGAGGGCGGTGTTGTGCTTCTCCCCGAGCAGGTGAAGCTGATCGGCCACCGAGCGCTTGCGACCGACATCGATCGTGGCCTGGGCGGTATCCGGAACGTTGAACTTGACGTCACACTCGGTCGTGAGGCCGGTGTAAAAGATCATCGCGATACGATGCTGGCCGTCGATCAGTTCGCCCTTCGTATTGAAGCGGACGACGTCACCGTTTCGATCGTTCCAGTCTCCGGCCTTGCGCTGCTTGGCGAGCCACGCGACGACGCCGGGCCAGAGCTTGCGGTTCACGTTGGTGCGCAGGAGGAAGGTCCGGGCGAGTTCCTTCGTGATGCTTAAACGAACGGTCGGGTTCGGGTCGGGGATCGCGGCCTCCATCGCGACCTTCACGAAGTCCTCGGGAGGGGACATCGAGGTCTTGCCGGACCCCACGAGAATTTCTTGGACGGCCGCCGCGACCTCGTCGCTGGGCTCCGGCTGGCGCTCAACCGGAGCTTCCTCGGTACGGCGACCCTTGCGACCGCTCATCTTGGCCTCGGGAGCGTCCTGGAGCCTCGCTGGCGGCGTTTGTGGAAGCGATGAGGGCAGAGCCGGTCTGGTCCCGCGCTTGGCGGCTGTACGGGCATTTGGCTGGACCACGGCATCTTCGCGAACCGGCGGCCGGGTCTCGGCTTCAGACGACGGCTTCGATGTTCCCGAGGCGAGAGACGCGTTTCTGGCGCGGCGCGCGTCCCGCCGGGTGCGGAGCGCTGCGGTGGTATGTTGTGACGGCACAGGCTGTTCCTCCCAGATCGTGCAGCCTCTAATTGAGGGCATTTTCCGGGAAGTTCAACAGCCAGAGTCGCTTGCTCCTAAATTCGTTCACCGAAATCGGCGGACGGCAAAGGGCACCTCAGCACACCTTTTCGAGAACGGTGAGGTGGTCGTGCAGCCAGGAGAACCGAACGATGTGGACCACGTCGAGAAGCTTGAAGAACCTCTCGTCCCGGATCAGTTCGTGAAAGCTCTCGCTCCCGCAGGTCTCCGAACCTTCGCCGATAAAGATCAGTTTCCGACCGGGCTTCAGGCGGCGGGCGGCCTCGGTTAGCCACTCCCCACTCCCATAGGGCCATATTACCAGAAGGTCGCGATCTGGGTAGGCCGAGACCGCGTCCTCGCCGCTCATCGGGAGTATTTCGCAGAACCGAGCTTCCTCCTGGATGTGCTCGCCCGAGGCGAACCAGTCGGATGCAATCACGTCGGCGCCGCGCTTACGCAGGAGATGCGCCCAGAAGCCGGTTCCGGAACCCACCTCGATGATCGAGGGGGACGTCTTGACGATGAAGTCGAGTATCTCGCGGGACGGAATGGCAAACGAGAAGCTTCGCTGAAAAACCTCTCGCACCGCATCGACGCTGAACTTCCGATCAAAATCCGCTTTGACGCCCATGCGTCTCTTCGGTTTTTCGGAACTCTCCCTCGAATCGTAGATGTCACCGAACCGACCCATCGGGTGATAGTCAAAGCCGAGACTCTTCAGGTCTTCGTTGGTGGGCATCTCGCGCTCCCACCATTCTTTCTCCAGTAGAGGAACAAGGTCATCTCGCTTCTGCATCTGGAGGATCAATCGTACAGTTTGCTCGACCTCCTGGGCAGCTTTGGCCCTTTCTTCAAAGCTGCTCATTCTGCTCAGACCTCAAACCTTCAAATATCTTGTTGCGCAGATGATTGAACATGGTCGAGCCGCAGCCGCCACCGAACGCGGGATACATCTCCCAGCCCGGAGTTTTCACGATCTCGTCATATTTGCCACAGGCGTGTAACTCCGCACCGTTCGGCAGCGTGGCCGTGACTACGAGGTGAACACATTGGGTTTTCGCATCGTTCCAAGAGCCATGGGTACATGGGACCTGTTTGCAGCAGAAGCCGGACCGCACGCATGGCGCAGCTTTGTACTCGAAGCGGTTATCCATCAGCCCTCCTCGGCCCCGAGGCGCATCCTCAGGCGGGCAATATCCACCCGCAAGCGTTTCAGGTCCATCTCGGCCGCGATCCGGCGCGCCGCTGCCTCGACCGGGGCTCCGGGCGACGCTTCAAGGCGAGCGAACAAGGAAGCGCGGCGAGACGCGAGATCGGCCGCGCGATCAAGACGCGCACGCTCGTCCATCGCGAAAAGTCGTCGGGTTTTCATCGAGGCTCGTTAACGGTGTGATAGACGAGTATGCGACCAAAACTCGTCAAACGAAAGCTGCGTATTCAACTTGGGTTGACGTTTCCACAGCGTGGAGTAGTAACAAAATCACAGAACGGGCTAGCGAGATGAATGAAGGTCAGGGGATCGATAGCGCACGGTTGATCGCAGGTATCGCGCGCATTGCGGAATACGAATGCCAGTCCGCAGAACTAGCGGATGACCGTCCGCCGTGGGAGTATGGTTTTCACCTAGCGAGAATTTCTTTGGCGAAGAAAGCTCGCGCCATGCTTCCACCTTGCAACGACACCGAAAAGCAGGTTCAATTTCTGCTCACTGTCGCGCAGCCGGTTCCCACTACTCAGGATTCGACCGAAGAAGTCGATGGCGCTGACGTCGCCAGGGCTCAAGTCAGTATCCTGGCTCGCTCGACCCTTCAGTCATGCGGCTTGTGCAAGCTTGCGCTCATCACGTGTGACGATTTGGGGTACGTGCTTGCGGAGCAAAATAACTTCTGCCACCAACAGGATCGGTTTAGGCAGAAGGTAGGCGAATGATCGAGACCGCTACCCCGGAGAGCACGCTGGTCGAGGGCATCCGCAAGATCGCGGGCTATCCTCGACGGAACTTCGCAGTGCGTCCGGGGCGCGAGCCCTGGGAGCAGGAGTACCACGTCGCCCGTTGCCTGCATGCGGTCGCCGCCGAAATGGTGCTGGAACTTGAGGGCGAGGACGGCATCCGCCAGGACTACCTGAGCCGAGTATCGAGCCCCACGATGTTCGCGCCTCCTGCCAATCGTGGAGAAGCCGTGGCGGCCTTCCAGATCGCTGGGATCGCCCGTGAGACGTTACAGGCCGCCGGTCGCCGGACGGCGTCTCCGATCACCATGAAGATGCCGGACGAAATGCGTGAAGAGACGTTTTGCGCGATCGAGGAGCGGTTCGTGCCGCTCGTTCGCCCGGCATGACCGCAGCGATGCAGAGCCAGTATCAGGTCTATTGCAAGCGTGGCCCCGACGAGGCGGATCAAAGCGTCGGAGAAGCGGTCGCACCGATCGGTTCCTCGAACGAACTTCGAGGTGCGATCGACATCGCGATCTTCCACGCAGGTTTCAGCCTCGCCGACATCCTACGCATGAAGGGTCATACGTTCGCGGAGATTTCGCAGAACGAGGAAGTGCAGGCGGCGCGACGTCAGGACAAATCCTTCCTGGAGCAGGAAGATGGAACCTGGACCGCAACGATCGGCGGCTTCAGCTACGTGATCTGGCAGGAAGCTGTGGCGTCGAGCACGCCCGGACGAGCTTCGTAGCCTGGACCTTCAGCCAGACCTGATAGACGTCCGGCCCGAGTTCCTTCGATGGCGTGTAGACCCGCCAGACGCCCGGCTCCAGGGCGACCACGCGTGGCGCGTTGGGCTTCAGCTTCACGAACCCGAACGTCGTGGCCCGGTGCTTAACCTGCAAGGCCACGGCCTTTGGCGTCTCCCACCGCTTCGAGTCCGCGAGGCTCTCGGCCGCATCGACCTTGCCGCCGACGCTGAGACCGTGGAAGTACAGGAACCCGGTCGGGGCCGCGCACGTGTTCGGCAGGCTGATGAAGCGCGTGCATGCGCTAAAGCATCCACCCGCGATGATGACCGGCTCCCCGGTCTCCTTGTATTGATTGTATCGCTGATTGTACTTCCAAACGTAGCCGCCGAGATCGGCGTCGATGATGACGGCTGTACGCGCGGCGGGCGCGTTGAGGATGAGTAGAACGGCCAGCAGCGATGAACGGAGCATGAATTATTTACGTTCATGGTTCCGTTCCACTGTTCGACGCTGATCACGAAGAAAATTGACCGACGAAAGTCGGGCGTGTTTCTATTAGACCTGTTCATAGACCTTATTTTATAGGCTGTTCATGTCCGAGAAAACCACGCCGACTCTGGAAGAGCGCGGCATTTATCTTTTTGATGACAATTTCACCTCGTCCTCTTGCAGCAAGGCCATTCGCTTTGTGCTTGAGAAGAACATGCTGCCGAAGTCGGATCGTCCGGCCTACCTGACCTTCCTCATCAACTCTCCGGGCGGTGACGTGAACTCGGCGTTCGCTCTGATCGACACGATCGCGGGCTCTGACATTCCGGTGCGCACGGTCGGCCTCGGCCTCATTGCCTCGTGCGGCTTCCTGCTGTTCCTGGCGGGCAAGAAGGGCGAGCGCCTGCTGACCCCGAACACCTCGATCCTGAGCCACCAGTTTTCCTGGGGCGCCTGGGGCAAGGAGCACGAGCTTTTCGCCACGGCCCGCGAGTTCACCTTGACCTCGCAGCGGATCATCGACCACTACAAGAAGCACACCGGCCTCTCCGAGAAGAAGATCAAGAAGTACCTTCTTCCGGCCGAGGACGTCTGGCTCTCCGGCGATGAAGCCGTGGACCTTGGCGCGGCCGACAAGGTCGTGTCCACCTACTGAAACCGCTCCCGCCGGGCTCCATGCTGCCGCCCTACAGCCACGCCACCGGTCGTCTCACGGCCCGCCTCGATCCTCTGACCCTCGAATTCGAATGGTTCATGTGGATCGAGGTCGCTCGGCACGAACTGGACGCGTTCCTGGCCGACATGGGCGAGCGCTCCATCACGGTCCTCCGGCGTACCCCGCGATGGATCGAATACGACGTCGTCCTGCGGGACTTTGACGATGCACTGAGGTTCGAGAAGCGTGGCGCGTATTTCCGGTGATCCTGCATGGCGCAATATGAAGCGCCAGATCGAGGGTTTGTTCGCCCCACAGCTTGTCGGCCGCCTTGAGGTCCACCACCACCGCTTCGCCGCCAAGGGCACCTTCTGCCACCGGGAGTGGGTGACGCTCGATGGTGAGGTCATCTGGGACTACCCAGCGCCGTTCACGGTGGGCAATGAGCGCGAGCAGCCGCACGTCGATCCACGCTACTTTCACTACCACCATTGGGGCGAGTACCACTGGTACACGCAGCAGACGATCGGGTCCTACCTTGATGCTCCGCGCGACGAGCTTTTCGGACCATTGACCGGCGACCATTACGGCCTGGGTAACATCCTGCGCGCCGCCGATCGACGCATCGGCTTCGAGCGGCTGGCGTGGTGGGCCTTCATGGAGCTTCGCTACGCACCGCCCGCCCGCCGGATCATGGGGGTGCGGTTCGAGAGCAGAAAGCCGAAAGCGCGACGTGGTTAACGTCCTTGAAGGGTGCCACAAATTCGTTTAACGAATTTGCGACGCTACCCGTCAGTCAGGGCGAACACATGTTACACAAGCTCTCCGGCGCACTCCTGGGCGCGATGCTCCTCTCGTCCACGTCCGCGCTCGCCCAGGTGGCGGGACCCGGTACCATCACGATCTGCTCCGGCTCCGCCGGGGCGAACTACGATTTTGCCGCCAACGAGATCGGGAGCCGCCTCCAGCCGATCTTCGGCAAGGTGATCTTGAAGAACACCGAAGGCTCGCTCGACAATCTGCGCAAGCTGCTCAACGGCGAATGCGACATGGCGTTCGCGCAGTCCGACGTGGCGGACCTCTACCGAATCGAGAACCCCTCTTCGGCCACCGTCATCGTCCCCTTCAAGAACATCTACACCGAGTACGTGCAGGTCCTGTGCCCGGTGCGGACGAAGTGGATGAGCCTCTCCGACTTGTCCAACGCCCGCAAGAAGGGCGTGCCCGTCAAGCTCATCGTTGGCAAGGACGGGTCCGGCACGGCCGAGACGTGGCGTTCGATCCGTCAGATCGACCCGGAGACCCTCGACAAGATCGAGCGCCTCCCCGAGAAGCCCGATCCGATCGCGGTGAGCACCGTCAAGGACTCGGACAACACCTGCATGTTCTGGGTGTCCGGCCTGAACTCGGGTGACCTCGCTCTCGCCAACGAGACCTCGATTAAGACCCGAGACCGCAAGCCGAGCCTGAACATCATCAGCTTCGAGAAATCGTCCCTGGACGTTCTCAAGGATTCCAACGGCGCACCGATCTATGCCTTCGACACGATCGAGGCGAAGCTGCCGGTCGAGGGGCGGCCCGGCCTCTACAACAACCTCATCTCGGATCGCGGCTACTGGTCCTCGAACTTCAAGATCGAAGTTCCTACGGTCGAGGCCAAGCTGATGACCACGAAGGCGTTCAAGGACTCGATCAAGGAGAAGGCCGCCCGGATGGTCACCGCGATCGAGGACGCATCGCCGACGATCTGGAACAAGGTCAATCCCGGCAACGGTCTGCCGTAGCCCGACGACGTGGGGGCGGCCCGGCCGCCCTCACACCCAGCGGAGCTTGGCCAGGAAGGCGTCCTGGTCACGAAAGAGGATCAGGTAGGGTTCGGTCTCGTAGCCGATGGACGCGAAGGCGAGACGCTCGCGCTGCATGTAGCCGACCTTCTGCTCGACGAGCCACTGGATCGCCTCATCGTTCTCTTCCTGGCTGCGTAGGAACAGGCGCCACCCCTCGGTCACCCATTCCTCGGATTTCGGCGCGATCCGCTCCAGTCGGTTGCGTGAGGCCCAGCGCTTCACGCCTCGTCTTCGCCCATCCACTCGTCGAAAGCCGATCGCGAAACCGCCTCGACGATGGCTCGGGTGTCGCAGGCGTAGAGCCCTGACGACGAGAACGAGTTCAGTTCGACGATCTTCGCCTTCGTGCGGCCGTCGAGCAGCGCCACGTCGCAGACGTAGACGCGGTCCGGCTGCCAGGGGTGCCGGGCCATGCGCTCGGCCATCTCGGTGCAGATCGGCAGCACGTCCATGCGGACGTCCAGGCGGTCATCCCAACGGTATTGCGAGCCCGTCACGACCTTTCGGTCGGCAATGACGAAGCGGAACTCCGCTTCGATCTCCTGAGGCTTGGCGACCACGCAGAGCGCATCCAGCGGCAAGGCGGATTTCTGCCGGAGGGTCTCGACCTCGATATCCCACTTCGCGCGGGTCATCACGAAGCCGGTGAACGCCTTGGTGACGGCCTCGGGCTTCAGGAAGAAGGCGTCGCCCAGGCCATCGCAGCCGCGCCGGAGCACCTCGCCGTAGGGCAGCAAAATGAAATCGTCGTTCAGCATCAGGTCGCCGAGGTTGCCCGCAGCGGCCATGTAGCCGAGCTTCTCGTACCGGCTGTAGGCGCCCGGCACGTTGTTGGGCTTGGCGCGCTGGAACGTCCGGATGAACTGGTGGGTGCCGTAGGCCACGGTCGGCGTGATCCGATCGATGTCCGGCATCAGGCCAGGGTACTTCGGATCAAAGTCGATGACGTGGACGGGGAAGCCGAGTTCCCGGCAGGCTTCTTCGATGGAAGGTTGGCCGATGTTGCGGCGGTACTGCGTCAGACGAACGTCACAGACCCACGTGACTTGGTGCTTCGGATTCATTGTACCAACGGAACTTGAAATAGATGGCCGATGCAGGATCGGAAAACGAAACGATGACCTCGTGGTCCTGGGACAAATACGAGATACCGTACTCGCCGCTCGTGCCCACGTTCTCGTCCTCGACCCATGTTTTGTAGGCATGGATGCGCGTCACCACGTTCTCGCCGAGCGGAACCGTGATGCAGACGCGATGGGGAAGAGCGATGAGGGCCGAGCGATCGTTGACGCGGATCGCGGGCATCAGTGCGGCATCACCTCAACCGACAGAAGCGGCGCGGCGGGGGCGTGGCTACCGGCGATATTGGCGCCGACCACGAAGATCAACAGCGTGGCAGCAAGATAGACGGCGCGGTAGATGATGCGGACGTCCGCAGTCATGGTCTTAACTCACATTGGAATGCTGTCATTCTCGCAAGGCGTCCCTCAGGCGTCAATATCCTCTAAGAAACTCGTTCTGCTCGCGATAATTTTGCACCAGAGGTGCGTCCATAGTATACTCTATAGATGAAGACAAATGGTTCCAAGAACGAGTTCTTTGCTCGTCTCATTGAGTTTCTGAACGCGGAAGACATCATCAACGGCGTCTATGTCGGCCATAGAGTACAAGACCGCGTCGTTGCGATCGAAATCTACTCGTTTCGTGGATACGATGCCAAGAGCCCTTACGTCTGGCTCTATATTGGCTGGTACGAGGTCACCAGCCTCCTGGAGAAGTGGGGGGTGGTGGTCCAGCGCCCCGCGCGGGGCCGCAGCGGCC